TATTGCGTATCAAACAAATTGCCGGCACCGGTGACTTGTTCGCAGACTACGATTTTGAAGCTGGTGAGGATCAAGAAGTTATTGCGTTCATGGAGCGTTATCAAAGTCGTTTGCGTGAGATGAGCTTGCGTATGGCAACTAAGATTGCTGACTTGCGTAAGAGCTTTCCTGCAAAGTGGCAGGCACTGGCTCAGTCAACTTGCATGAAGTCTGCTTGAATATGATTACGCCCTCCTTGTACAAGCAGTTAAATAATGAACAGGAGGGCGTATGAATTCAAACATTAGAGAACTGGCTTTACGAGCTGGAGCTATCAAATCGCAAGACCAAGATGGTAATGAACACTTGACGCTGGATGGTGAACAAGTCATAACTGACTTTGTTCGTAGAATTTTAGAAACCAACGGTAACTTAACTGCCAACGCTGTTGTAGCATATAAGATTGACAACTTAGTAGCAGTGCAAAAGTATCTCAAACAGTACTATGGGTTTGAATAATGAGTATGAAAAAAGGAAAACTTATCTGGGAAATGCTTTACGATGACTACTTTCATTGCGCCATATATGAACGCGATAGTTATGTGTTTTACTTAGAAATAAGGAGTGAAAGTAATCAACATCTTGTACACGCCGGGCTTATTACCAAACCCCAAGGGGTCTATGCAATAGAAGATCAGTTCATGGCTTGGGAAGAGCACATTACCAAAACAGTTGAGCGTTATTATTCTGCATGGGAGGAGGCTCATAAAGAGTCTGACCCTTTGATACGAGCCACTTATCCGATTTTAAATCAGATTGATAGAATAAGGCGGGAATATGGTCCCAGTACTACGACAGATAGCTGAGCAGGCTGCTAAAGATATTGACTTAAACTATCCTGGAGATGCTTACCCACGAGCCCTGGCTCGTAGACTTGTTGAAGACTATGTGTTAGAATTGAATAAGGTTAAATGGATTGGCGATGATGATGGCTGGAATAACGCAGTCAAAGCTATCCAAGCTGACATTAAAAAAAGGTTTCTAGGATAATTAATATGCGAAATTGGATGGATCAATCCATACTATCTAATAGTGTGATGGGAGATAAACTTCAAAATGTCGAGTTGCTTGCAACGGCCATAAGCGAATTGAATCTACAAGGATTAATTGCCGAAGCCGGTGTGTACAAAGGTGGCAGTGCTAAATTACTGGCAACTGTTTTCTCGGACAGGCGACTTCTACTGTTTGACAGTTTTGAAGGCATGTTAGAAGGCGATGAACACCCCGAAGGTGGTCACAAAAAAGGTGATTTCAGTGATTCATCTCTCCATGCAGTACAAGAGTTCTTGAAGGACAATAATAACTGTGAATTTTATGCAGGATGGTTTCCAGCAAGTGCCGACTTTTTGAGCGATGAAGAATTTGCTTTTGTCCATCTAGACATGGATTACTATCAATCAACTCGTGACGGAATCAAAGTTTTTTGGCCTAGAATGGTCAAGGGAGGAATCATGTTATTTGATGATTGGACGCCTCCGGGATACCGAGGGCAAGTCAATACTCCGGGAGTTAATATTGCCTTTGATGAGTATTTTTCTCAAAGAGATGATTACCAAGTGTTACCAACAGATTGCCCTTATATGAGATCAATTGTTAAAATATAAATGGGCGGGATTAAGCAATCAAAGCTATTTAGGCGGACTTACAAAAACGGTTTTTGGGATGAAGACATGGGATTAGATCAATACGCTTATATCGCGGCTCGTGAAAAACAACGAGCCGACTATTGGGAAGGTGTTGTACCACGCAAAGACTACCAAGCCGGTGAGCTACACTATGAAAACCCCGATGTGTTAGAACCTGTAGAAATCGCATACTGGCGTAAACATCCTAACCTCCAAGGTTGGATGGAGCAGTTATTTTTTGACAAGGGGGGTAAGTGTGACATCTTCAATGGTGTTGAAGTTGAACTGACTTGGGAAGACATAGATCGTTTAGAACAGGATGTTGTGGCCGGGCGTTTACCGCCTACACAGGGTTTCTTCTTTGGCAGCAACAGCGACGAGCATTATAGAGAAACGGACTTGGAGTTTTGTCGTCGTGCCAAAGCAGAATTGTTTATGGGACTCAAAGTATTTTATAACTCATCATGGTAACTGAAACTTTTTATATCAAACGGGGTCGTCGCTACATTCCGGTGCGTGAGTATGATGGCATGTTGCAAAATGCACTACCACATGGCAGTTATGTCACTGTGGTACGGCCTGGGGCAAGTGTGCAAAGGTGGGCCATTGACCCGGCATACGCTCCTATGATTGCGGCTGGCATCGTAGCTCGTGAGGCTATGAGTAAGGTAATGCTCGCAGCCAGCGAAGTAAGAGTGAGCGGCGAGCGTAAGCCCATGACTCGGGAACAGCGAGATGCATGGGAGAACTTGATAGCAGTATTTGGTCCAGCAGCCCGTCAATTAGAACATCCAAGTGTGATGGAAATCACACAAGCCGGTGTTGATGCTATGATAGCAGAAGCAGAACGCTTATTGACTCATCCCTCGGTGCGTTCAGCATATGAACATTTTATCACTGTGTCTAAACTAGTGGAGGACTACAATGAGCGGGTATAACCTTATACGCAAGATACGATACCTCGAGGAAGAATGTGACAAACTGGGTTTCCGGATTTGCCCTGCTCAATACCATATAAATGATTTTGGTGATGTAGTGGCACTCAGGCCCAAAGCAGACTGCCTCCCTATATACAGCAGAGATGCTGAATTGTTTGTAGGTACTTTAGAGGATTTGGAGCGTTGGTTACAGGGTTTCCACTTTGCCCGTAAATACGATAGTCTGCTATTAGGCAACAAACACGATGCTCGTAGAGATCGTAAGGAGCAAGACTACAGGAATGAGCAATTGTTGAAACAGATTGCCACCGGTGAGTTGCATGGTAAAACCCTCAACCCCGAGGACTGCTGATGAGTGAATTTAAAAATTTACAACAACTCAATTCAATACAAGAACAATTAGCTAGACAAAGTCTTAGATTGGACAGTTTGAAAAAGGTAGGCGCATACACTCAGATGAACATCAAGGACATCTACGCTGTTTATGCGGATCCTGATAAAGTTGCCCATATCTCAGCAGATAATGAAATATTTGTAGGAACTTTGAACGACATAGAAACATGGTTATTGGGGGTAATGTGGTTGGAGCACAATTATCAAAAACTCAAATTAGTAGATCGTGATCGTAGAGAATTAGCTGAACGCCGAGAGCGTGATAAGAACATGATCAATATGATAAGGACAGGTCGCGCACCTACCCCGGATCTACCATTTGGTAGTCCTAACGGAGCATAGCAGTGTCGACACAAGCCGAAGAACTCTTACTGCGTGATGCCATGAACTTCTATGTTAGTATAACAGAAGTTTATGGTGCAGAGAAAGGCATTGAGATGTTCACTGATCTATGTAGAAATGTTTGTCCTGAGCTTGGACAAAGAGTGTTCTTCAAAATGCTTGAAGGGCATTCGCGTGGTAGAGTCACCGTGCGTGGTTTAGCCGATCCGCATGACCGAGTTGGTTGTGTGCGGGAAATACGACGCCTTACTGGCTGCGGGATCATTGAAGCCATGGACCAGCTCAAACAGCTTGCTCAAGGCTGTGAAGTTGTGTTAGAATTACAAGGTGGTGCTGAAGTCAGCACATATAGTTTTCAACAACTTGGTTTTATTATTGCTTAGGAGTCGATATGAACTTTGCTAGATTTTGCGAATTGACTGGTCATAAATTAACTGAAGTCAGCCGCTTTCTGTGGCCTTGCTATGGTGAAAACGCTCATAACTTCAGTTATTGGAATGAGGACCATGATGGGTTCAGTATCAATACCATTGTGCGTCTCGACGGTATGATTGTTGAAGTTGTTGAAGTGTGCGACTATGCAGGAAATCGTGCTTATCGTTGGTTCAACCCCAACACTGGTGCTCGTGAAGCCTATATTAAAGCAGCACCGGCGCATTGTGAGAACTATCGTCAAGCCTGGGATGATGTTGACTTCACCGAACTCGATGTCTTAGATGACTTCATCGCCAAGGCCGAAGCCATTCGTGATGGCAGAGATTACGATGAGCGAGTTACCATGCCCATTGATATCACTGATGAGGACTTTGCCTCAATCGCTCGCATGGCACATGATCGTGACATTACCTTTAATGAAATGGTAGAGCATATTCTGCGTGAAGAAATAGATCGTGTTAGGCGAGAAACAGCTGACGCAGCTCTTTAATCATTGCGCTCCGGCCTCGCAGCCTTAGGTGCCCTTAGGGGCACTTTTTTTTGACTTTGTGTGATAACTATTGTATAATAAGTCTTATGAAAAAACTGCCTTATATCGAAGACTACATTGAACTCATGGGTGATTACCCATTGTCTTGGCCACCAAAAGATCCGATCATAAGTTTGGCACGATACGATACACCAATTGTGGAAAGTATGGCAGGGCAAATTGCAGCCGGCAACGGTTTCACTGACAGGCAAGCAGTGCTGGCACATAAAATTGTAGTCAAATATAAAAGGCAATGGTCCAATTGCGGATACAGCGTTGAACATTTGGAAAATCAACCAAAGTATAGACTGCCTATACGCATAATTGATCGAGTACGCAGTATAGACATCAATAATGGTAAGATACAGATCAGATTTCCCTATGATCAAAGTTTAATCTCAGAGATAAGGTCATCGATTACCACTATAGCTGGCTCATGTGTATTCGATCGCGATAATAGATGTTGGGTCACAGGATTAATTGAGCCGCGCCTGATCTGGGCTAAAGAATTTGGTGCTAAATATAATTTTGAGTTTGGTACTAATTTTGACGCAGCATTACAGGCCATGTTGGGCCAAACCGATTATGCTATTGTACTCAGACCTACCGCTACAGGTTTTGAGATTGCAAATGCCGCTGACACTCTTATTGATTATATCAGCCAGCATGGTGGCTTTGGTCGTGACAATATTCTTAGATTAATAGATCTCAGTGGTCTTCTTTGTTATGAAGTGGATGCCAAGGTATATCAAAGTTTCGACTTTGAGCCCAGTGTGGAATTGATATCTATGATGACTAAACGCGACACCAATCTATTGTTTGACAACAATGACATAGATATTGGTCCTGTAGTTGAATATGCTAGACTTACACACCGTTGGCCCATTTATGTCTACGAAAGCGGCAGTACATTATTAAAAAAACAATTAGCAAAATATTTTACTGCCGATGAAATATTAGATCGTAAAAGTAATCCCGAAGCCAGTGTTAACAAGCCAGTGGTATATTTTAGTCAATGGCGTCATATGGAATCTTGTATTCCTTTGTTGTTAACTACTCACACATTAATGATAGGAAATCGTCGACAACAAATGCTACAATTATCAGAAAAAATAGTTTATTTTTCACAGCGACCACAAGATGCCTGACTGTCAACTACAAATACGCGACGAAGTCAATGTAAAATTGACTGACCTTGATCTTGCCACAAGAAAATTACTTGTAAATAAGTTCAAATTCGAAGTTCCTGGTGCAAGATATTTACCGGCAGTACGACTGGGGCGGTGGGATGGCAAGGTCAGTTTCTTTCAACTCAGTGGTAGTACTTATATCAATCTCTTGCCGGAAATTATTCCAATTTTAGAAGAAAGAAACTATGATATTCATCTTGAAGATGCTAGACAGTACTCAACTCAATTTAATTTTGCTCAAATAACCGAGCACACATTTGCCGACAAAGTGTGGCCTAGTGATCACCCACAAGCAGGGTCGCCTATAGTTTTGAGAGATTACCAAGTTGAAATTGTCAATAGGTTTTTATCTAATCCTCAATGTATACAAGAAGTAGCTACTGGGGCAGGAAAAACTATTATGACTGCTGCATTAAGTCACAGTATATCACAATATGGAAGATCTATTGTCATAGTACCAAACAAAAGTCTTGTCACTCAAACCGAGAAAGATTATAAAAATTTAAATCTTGATGTTGGTGTATTTTTTGGTGATAGAAAAGAATACCATCATCGTCATACAATTTGTACTTGGCAAAGCCTCAATGTATTATTAAAAAATACCAAGTCGGGTGATGTAGATATTACCATACAAGATTTCATAGAAGATGTTGTTTGTATAATTGTTGACGAAGTGCATATGGCCAAAGCCGATGCACTCAAGACATTGTTGACAGGTGTAATGAGTCATATACCAATTCGTTGGGGGCTGACCGGCACCATACCCAAAGAAGATTACAATAGACTGTCACTATTATGCACATTGGGCCCAACTATAGGACAATTAAGTGCGAATGAGTTACAGGAACAAGGTGTGTTAGCTCAATGCCATGTTAATATTGTACAATTAAGTGATCATAAAGAATTCAGTAATTACCAAAGTGAATTGAAATTTTTATTAGAGAATTCTGAGCGGCTAGATTATATCAGTAACATGGTTGAGCAAATACGAAGATCTGGTAACACTCTTATCCTAATAGATCGTGTAGCAGCCGGTCAGGCTTTGGTATCCAGAATACGAGATGCTGTGTTTGTATCAGGTGCAACCAAATCCGGAGATAGGCAGGACGAATATGACGAAGTGGCAACGGCAGCAGATAAAGTCATTGTCGCCACCTACGGTGTGGCGGCAGTTGGTATCAATATTCCTAGGATTTTTAATCTTGTGCTTATTGAGCCTGGTAAGAGTTTTGTTCGTGTCATACAAAGTATTGGCCGCGGAATTCGCAAGGCTTCAGACAAAGACTTCGTACAAATCTGGGACATGACCAGTAGTTGTAAATTTGCCAAGCGGCATCTTACACAACGCAAACATTTTTATCGAGAGGCCAATTATCCATTTGACATTGAGCGAGTGGATTATCTATAATAACAACATGAGCAGAATATTAAACCTAGAATCCAATAGTGCATACGACCTAAATGAAATACCCGACGAAGTTGAGGACCTGAGATTTTGTGTATTAGATAACTCAGATCCAAAAAATCCCGATTATTTCTTTATTCCCTTGATATTTCTTGAAAGTTTTAACTCACCGGCTTTGGTATTGCGTATCGGTGAATATACCGTAAAAATGCCAGTAGATTGGCAACTACTTATCGGGGAAAGTGAAATGGGGGATCTTGAAGTCGTTCCATTAACCAGTATAAATGATCGAGGCTTCTCGGCATTTTGTTTCAATCCCATAGCCAGTTACAAACCGGAATTCCATGCTGTGGAGATCGTGGACATCTATCAAGATGTCAAGTGGTATTTTCCCAAGCTCAAAGCCGGGCAATTATTAGCAGTACCAATAGATACAGATTGTGCCCGACCATTGTGTGCATTTTTTGTAAAAGACATCAGTCGTGTCAGTGAAATAGTAGATTTTAGTCGAGCTTGGTAATGTCAAAATTAAGTATCCAAAGCGAAATGCGAGCAGTCGATCAAAAAGATCGTGATTTTTATGACAGCCTCACCGATGATGAACGGCGTAAATTCAGTCTTTATCTCATGCTGCGATATTCGGCCAATGTAGAAGGAATACCTGAACTCGAGCACTATTATCTTGCTGCTCATAATCAAAGAGTCAACAAGAATTTTTTCTCGCTGAGTAAACATCCCAAGCTACAATGGTTATTGATTACCACAATCAGTCCTGGCATGGGTAACCATAAACATTATTGGCTGAAGCCACGAAGTCAAGATTCTCGTCGTAGTCGTATCAATCGTTTTATAGAAAGTCAAAATCCCGATCTTAATGATCAAGAATTAGAGTTACTTACACGATTAACCACAGCTGAGGAATTAATTGAAATGGCAAAAAACTTAGGAATGAGTGACGAGCAGATCAAACGCGAGCTATGACTGCGGTATGCCAGTACTGTCGTAAATCTTTTGTCAAAGAATCTACTTTGGCTAGCCATGTCTGCGAGCGCAAAAGACGATTTCAGCAAGAAAATGAAGTTGGGGTACAGTGGGGATTTAGAGCCTACCAGACATTTTATCAAACCACACAAAACGCTGCAAGGGTCAAAACATATGAAGAATTTGTTGACAGCAGTTACTATACTGCTTTTGTTCGTTTCGGTCGCCATGCTCACAGTATTCATTGCTTCAACTTTGCCAATTTTACCATTTGGCTATTAAAAAACAATGTCAAATTAGATCAATGGTGTCGTGATTCTAATTACCAAGAGTGGCTGTTAGCTTATCTCAAAAAAGAAAGTGTAAATGATGCCTTAGAAAGATCTTTACAAAGCATACTAGATTATGTTCAAGAGCATGAGCAATACCGAAATGGTGTAGCTGATTACTTTAGGCTTGTAAATGAAAACCGTATATGCTACCATATCAGTAGTGGCCGAGTCAGTGCTTGGGCAGTGTTTAATTGTGACACTGGCACTGACTTTTTAACGCGATTGAATGAAGAACAACTATCAAATATCATGCTTTACATTGATCCTGACTACTGGCAAGCTAAATTTCGTGATTGTGCCGATGATGTCAAGTTTGCAAAAAAAGTACTAACATTAGCTGGTTTATGAAATTTCAAAGTGACATAGACATTGACTTCGCTGATAGGTCTCAAATTTTGAGTCGTATCCGTCACATTCCAGCCAGTATCAATAATGAGTCCACTACACAAGCACACAATACTGGTATATATGTAACATCAATCCCAGTTGACCCCATGAATGGTCGTAGCAGTATAGATTACAAACAAGCAGAAGATCGTGGATATATAAAGCTAGATTTGTTGAATGTAAACCTGTATAAACAAGTCAAGTCATCCCAGCATTTAGATGAATTGTTAAAACAAACACCAGAGTGGCATCGATTACTAGATAGATCATTTTGTGAGCAAGTAATACACATAGGTAATCATTACGATACTTTATTAGCTATGCCTGAACCAGTTGACAGCATACCGAGATTGGCTATGTTTTTAGCTGTGATACGGCCCAGCAAACGCTATTTGATCGGGCGCAAATGGCATGAGATAGCAGCGCAAGTCTGGCTCAAGCCCGATGATGGATACTATTTTAAAAAGTCGCACAGTATAGCCTATGCACATCTTGTAGTTGTAAATATCAATTTACTAACTAATCTTCTTAATTAATGTAATACTGCGGCGTTTGCTGCGTTTTGCAGCGATTTCTTTTAGGCTGATATTTGGGCCCATTACAATAGTAACATCTTTACTATTCATAGTTTTTATACTGAATCTAAACTCCATCCAATCATTTTTCAAGAAAACATTGATTGGTATCATTCTATTAGATTCCCACCACCATTGCTCGCCCAAACTTAGGAATTTTTCCTTTTGATCTTGGGTTCGTAGACTACCAAAATCATAGATAGTAGTGATTTGTTCATCGGAGTTTTGAATAATTCCGATGTATTCGTCTCCTCCATATGTAAGATAAGTTATAAAAGGGTATTGGTTAAGGAGCTGTTTAATTTCTTTCACTTTCGGTAAATAGTAAAATAATGGTTACGATCCAAACATATTTATATTCTAATATCATCGTTGCTCAATTTTGGGATCCAACGATTTTTTCTCTAAGGAACGCTAAAGTGTATGCAAATCCAGTGATCATATATCAAGGTATAGACAACCCGATCCAAGTACGAGTACGCAATCAGGATCAAAAAAGCATTGATATGAGCGGTCGCCTGGTACAAGTTGATATTCAAAATCCCGACACATTAAGTACAGAATACAGCTTTGGTGTAACTTTTACCAATAGATCGCGCGGTTGGGGCAATTTTACAATATCAAAAGATGTTGTTGATGGGCTTAAACAGCGTCAATACAAGTTAACTTTTAGAGCAATCAACGAAGCAACTAATGCCGAACAACCCATGTATATAGATGATAATTTTGGCGTACCTTTGGACTTAATCGTTAAACCTGCATATTATTCTGACATGCCACCACAAGAGGGTGAAACAGATGACTTCTTAACCATTGACGGCGGAACAACACCATGACATTAGAATCACAATCATTGAACCTTAATGCCAGACAAATTTTAATTAAGAGATTGAACTCGGTTCAAGCCGAAGCCTATACCGGGCCAATGGGCGAATTGATTATTGATACTACTCTTAAACTACTTAGAATTCAAGACGGTGTTACCCCAGGCGGTATTTTAATCACAAGTCAAGCTAATTTAACAGCTACAATAAACTCAGTTCGTGCTAATCTGCAAAGCCAAATTTCTAGTATACTTGATAATAGTAATTCTGCATTGGATAGTTTACAGGAACTGGTGGCTGATTATACCCAACTCATTGCAAATAATTCCGAATCACAACTTATTAACTCGGGTTTTTATGCCAATTTAACTTCAACCGGTACCCTAGTAGTTCCTGGTGACATATTGCCCAAGACAGGGTTAGCGCAAGATCTTGGCAGTATAAATCAGCCTTGGAACAATTTATTCATAGGATCAAACACCATATACTTTGGCAATGTTCCAATGAGTGTAACCAATGATGGGCTACAGATAGGAACAGTAACAGATCGTAGGCCCATATTTGGTAACATACGCTTCCCTGATGGCACCCTACAGACTTCGGCAGTAAATCAAGCTACTGTGGCCAATATCTATGCTTTGCTTACACCCAATGTAGCAGCTAACCTAACGGCCATTCATGCTGATGTTACCAACGCTATTTCGTATTTTGACAGTATTGTTGAAGCTGAAGTAAACGACATCCGTGCTAACCTAGCAGCATTAGCTAAAACATGGACCAATCCGGTAACAGCTAATGTATGGAGTACTAATGAGTATCATGGTGGTGTGAGAGTAACAAACCAAGGCTTTGATACAGGATTAAGTTTAACACTGCAAACAGGACAAAGTTCCTTTGATATGGCAGAATACGATGCCGGTGACGACTCAATCCCTGTGATTAGAGTAAATCGTTATGAATATCCAGCATTCGGCCAATTACAAATGGGTTTTGTAGGTGAAACTGTTGTCAATGCCAATGTCACCATAGATGGCAATAGTTTTGAAGTCAGCGCCATTGATTTAGAAGGTGATTATTACTTGTTTACTTTGAATCAAAGCATACCTAGTTACGCAAATAATCAAAGTTTTAGTTTTGAATATGATACTTCTGCAATTGGTGTTCCGGTGCTTTGGTTTGACCCATCTAATGCTGCCAGCGGTATAGCCAATTTCCGCGGTGCTGTAATCGATTATCATGCATTTAGTGATGACAGCGGCACAATGATAGGTACTATACATATCGCCAGCAACAGCGGTCAGACCAATGTAACTCATACCGAAACTGGTAGCGGCACAGATACTTTGATTAATAACATACTTTGGGGCAGATTTGCCGGCAATGAGCCAAAACTTTTTTATTACCGAGCTGATGGTATAGAAATGCCAATTAGTATACATTGGACAGCAAAAATATTTTACAGTGCAGATTATTTAGGATAACGGAGTAGCTTAGATGGCTAAAATTAATAAGTTTGTAACCAGTCAGATTGAAGGAACCCTAGGCACACCCAATGTAATTCATCCATTGGGATTGGCTTTTGATTCCGATGGTGTAATATTTTTCAGTAATGGTGCTGCTGCTACCACACAAATCATGGCCCCGGGCATATTTTACGGTAGTGGTAAAGATTCTAGTGATGGTGGCAATCTCAACACTTTGAAATTAATACCTGATTATACATCATATGTATCTGCATCTGACCAGTATTTGGTTATAGATCCTATTTCATCAGATCGTATTCATATTCGTACTGGACTACTGCCTAATGCCAGCACTGCTGATCTTGTGCTAGGCGGTATTGCTAACAATGTTAGAGTAAGCGATAGTAATAGTTCGGTCCAGTTTACTGTTACCAACAGCGCTCAAAACTTTAATTATGTATTCCAGAATGGTTCGTTTATTGTTCCGGTATCTTTAGTGAAACCACCACAGTTTCCTAGAACTTTTGAAGCTAGATTAGAAGCTGAAACTTTTTATAGCACAGTAGGCAACCCCGTTTTTGGCGGGGGAGAAGGTTGGGTATACAACTTTACTTTCAGCGTTGATGAAACTGGGACCGTAACCACCACTGTTGATGATCCTCTGCATGGCTTAGATTATGGTTATAATGTTGGGGATACATTTAGGTTCACTGAGCAACATCATGGAATTCGTGACTATGATTTTGATGTAGTCATAACTGATATACAACTTAATACTAGTCCACTTGGGTATTTAGGTTCCTTGTCTGTTTCACCTCCACCAACCTTGGCACCTGTTTTCGAAAGCCAAGGGCCAGTGAAATTTGCAGCAGGGTCTAGTGACTATGTGTTTGGTACTAATGGACAAATATTGTTTGCCAATAATTCGTCTATATCTGAAGGCATTAGAAATACTTCACTTAGTAATAAATCCAGTATTGAACTTAGACCTAGCATGGCATTTGGAAACCAAAAATTTGTAATTAATGGTCTTGAAACAAATGGATTACAGATTGGTACCGGTAGTTTACCTAGTGTGTCTATGACAATTGGTGATGAAGAGCAATTTGTCAAATTACACTCTAATGGAAATATATCGCTGGCAAGTTATAACAGAGATGACCAATCAGCTGGTACATGGCATATAGTCAATGATGGAACTTTTAGATCACGACTTGATTCGGTATATTTGAAACAAGAAACAATATTAGATAGTAATGTTGGTTTGTTTTCCGCCAATTTATACCCAATGGTGATCAGTTCTGGCGATTCGTTGACTTTGAAGAGTGGCTTCGGTGCTTATACTTGGAAATTTGGCACTGATGGAAATTTGACTTTGCCATCAGGCATGACTATAGGTGGATCAACTAATACAGCAATTATATCACCACCCACAGCCGCTGCTGGACAAAGTTTGGTACTGAGGCCAACTGCTGCTACATGGAGCATAACTTCTAGTGGCAATATCGTATACGGAAGCTCTATTACAATTTCTATAAATTTATTGTCATTTACTTACTTTGGCACAGTAAATTATGAAATTACCGGACCTGGTGTAACACAACAAACTCTTGGTCGTGCCCTGACTGGTAATGTGGTGTTTGCTGGGGTGCCTAATCCAGACACAAAAACAGTGACATGGACCATTCCGGCTAATAGTAATATAACAGAATTCACATTTACATTGACCACAGTTGATGGTACCAGGTCTACTGGCCCTGGAGAAACAGATCCGGCATTGTATTATAATTTCGAATTAAATGCCATGCCCACAGGGGGTGCCATTACAGTTACTAATGATGGTGTCTCCAATACAGAATTTAGTCATATCCATTTATTAGCAGGAGATCCTGCCTCAGTTGATCTTTATCTTGGCGATGATGATCAATATGTAAAGATTGAAAAGAACGCTGGTAATGTTGTTATTGGTACAAATAGTAATACAAAAAACTGGACATTTAGCACAGATGGCAATTTAACATTACCGAATAACACAAAAATAGCACCAGTAGCACCAACTGGCTATAGACAAACTTTTACACAAGATGTTTATGGCAATACAAATACTGGTGCTGTTTCAGGCTTAACTGTTATTGATTTAGGGTCAAACTCTCAATTACTAGCATTACTTGATCCAAATAGCCAATTCGGTAATAACCAATATAATTTATACCATCCAATAACAATAACATACTCAGATCTTACCACACAAACTTTTACAACGGCTAGATGCACCAGTTTACTTGGCGGTTTTATACAATTTGGATACAATGACTCCACTGCAGGACATAGCTTTCCAATAACCTTACAAACTTCTAATTACAGTTCAGGTGGTACATTAATCAATGTCAACAATAATACTTGGAAATTTGATCAGACTGGTAATCTAACATTACCTCAGACAAACATGATGGCAAGTCCAGCTCCTACTAGTTTGCCTGGTATAACATTCAGTGATGGCACTTTCCAAACCACAGCCTATACAGGCGCAGCCGCTAAAGTTGACATAACTAATACCAATGGTCTTACTACTACCTACTATCCAACCTTTGTGGAAAGTAGAATCAATGGGCAGTACATGCGAGCCGATGTTGACCTGACTTATCGTACAGATGATAATTTATTACGGTCGGGCAACATCCAAGTTGGTAGAAACATTTATGGATCCCATCTTGGTGGTATTAGTAACGCTATTCAGCTCAGGCCTAACATAGACATAGACAAAAGATTTTTATTTACTGTTGACTCTAGTGGCGGTAACTATATCCGTTCCGGCATGGAAATGCCCGTAGCCGAAGTTGATAAAGCCGTTACATTAGGGTTCCCCCATACTAACGGCACAGTCAGTTATATATATAACCAAGGCACAGACACAAATGGCACTGAGTGGAACGATGCTTTAGTTATTTTCCAAAATGGCGGCAATGTCAAGATTGGTACAATCACCAGTGGTAATGGTACCAAAATTTGGGAATTTAACCAGACTGGTAAAATTAGATTTCCGGACACAACGCAACAATCTACAGCATGGACTGGTAATATT